TTTTAGAAAAGACCTTGAGTCTGACTTTTTAAAATTTGTGAAATATATGTGGCCTGATTTTATTGAAGGTCGTCACCACAAAGATATGTCTGAGATGTTTAACGCTTTAGCTGATGACAAGGTGGATAGATTAATTATCAATATGCCACCAAGACATACGAAGTCTGAGTTTGCTTCTTACTTCTTGCCAGCGTGGATGATAGCCAAGAATCCAAAATTAAAAATTATTCAAACGACTCACACCGCGGATCTAGCTGTAGACTTTGGACGTAAAGTAAAACACTTGTTAGACGATCCCTTGTACTCGGACCTTTTTCCCACAAGACTGATGGAGGACTCGCAGGCTGCAGGAAAATGGAAAACGGAACAGGGCGGAGAATACTTTGCTGCTGGTACAGGCGGAGCGATCACAGGACGTGGTGCTGATTTATTAATCATCGATGATCCACACAAAGAACAAGATTTAAGAAAAGATGGTAAGTCTTTTGATAAAGCATGGGACTGGTATCTATCAGGTCCAAGACAACGTTTACAACCTGGTGGTAAAATTATTGTGGTTATGACACGTTGGTCTACCAAAGATATTACTGGTCAGTTATTAAAAGCTCAAATGGCAGACGATGCCGATCAATGGAAAGTAATTAAATTTCCAGCCATCATGCCATCAGGTAGAGCGTGTTGGCCAGAATTTTGGAAACTAAAAGAACTGCAAAAGACTCAGGCAACGCTGACCCCATCTAGATGGAATGCTCAGTATATGCAAGAGCCAACATCAGATGAAGGTGCTTTGATCAAACGAGAGTGGTGGCAGGACTGGGATTCAAGAACTTTGCCTTCACCAAGTTTTGTTTTACAAAGTTACGATACAGCTTTTTTAAAATCAAATACGGCTGACTATTCTGCGGTCACGACCTGGGGAGTCTTTGAATCTGAAGACAACGGACAACAATGTATTCTAATGCACGCAGAAAAATCCCGGTTCGAGTTCCCTGAACTAAGGCGCAGGGCTCACGAACTTTATCTGCAGTACAGACCTGACATGGTTATCATCGAAGCTAAAGCTTCTGGTCTACCACTCGTGGCAGAGTTAAGACGGATGGGAATACCAGTAACTACCTTTACACCGTCCCGTGGAAATGATAAGTTCGCGAGAGTTAACTCAGTTTCACCTCTCTTTGAGGACGGAAGAATATGGGCGCCCTTTCATGAGATGTATGCTCAAGAGGTGATAGAAGAATGTGCTGCGTTTCCACACGGCGATCACGATGACTATGTGGATTCGGTAACACAAGCGATAATGAGATTACGTGGTGGTTATTTCATTGCGCATAGAGAAGACGAAAAGTTAGAACCAATTAACAGAGGTAATTTAGAATATTATGGCTAACCCGGCAATTTTAAGAAGCATTGTTCAACTGGCTCAACGTTTAGGTGCGAAGCCTGGAAAGTTTGGTGGCACAAAATCTAATATTACATTCCTGGGCAGCGGTCCCTCAAACGAGTTGTTTAGTCAATCGCTTCGTATCAACGAGTTACCTGGATTATTCGGAACAGGTGGAAAACTTAAACCAGCCATTTTAGATAAAGTTAATAGCGGTGTAAGTTATGCTATGGCAGGTAAACTGTCTCAAGGTCAACTCACAACGTTAAATGCAAGTTTAAAAGCCATGGACAATTTACAATCTGGCTTAATGAAACCTACAGGAATTATTAATACCGAGTCGTTTAGAATGCTAGGCAGACGAGGTGCAAAAGGTTCAGAGTTCAAGGAACTGGGACAAAGGCTCAAGGCCCAAAGAACAACAGGATTTAAAGAAGCGATGGAAGCGGCCGATGATTTAATTTTAGAAGGATCAGGTGGCACGATTACAAGAACAGATCTTAAAAATTTATCTCCAGAAGCTTTACAAAATTTAAGATTAGAATTTGCTCCAGACATCATGGCTAGATTCTTCAAACCTAAATTAGCAGGAGGCGGTATGATAGACAACATGGGTCTTGCAAACATACTGGCGGTGTAATGGAAGAATTTTTAAAGATACTAGAGCAAAGAACTAAGATAAAGCCCTACGATTATTTAGATAGAAGCACCTATCCTTCAAATCCGGAGCAAAGAGAAAAGCTATTTTTAGAACCGGTAAATGAGCCTGCTGAACAGATTCTTAAACTTGATGATAAAAAAGCTGACTAAAACCATACCACCAAAGTCTGGGCCAATGCCTCAAGGGTTGAATGTTCAAGATAATACTGTTAAGACTGTGAGATTGGAGAAATTAAATGGCAGAAGACAATATAGACAAGGCGCTACCCAACGTAGAGCAAACAATAGAATTACCTAGTGACGAAGAATTAGTCGAAGCGGCTCAGTCCGAAGAAGACAAAATTCCGAATCCAGAAAACACTGAAATCGTTCAAGGCGAAGACGGTAGTGTAGAAATTAATTTTGATCCCGCAGCCGCGAGTCCTGAGCAAGGTGACGATCACTATGCGAACCTAGCAGAATTATTACCAGACGATGTTTTAGCCGACATGGGTTCTGAGTTATTTGATAATTACACACAATACAAAACATCAAGAAAAGATTGGGAAGATGGTTATACAAAAGGTTTAGATCTTTTAGGATTTAAATACGAGATTAGAACACAACCTTTCCAAGGTGCAAGTGGTGCTACACACCCCGTGTTAGCAGAGGCTGTTACACAATTCCAAGCACAAGCATACAAAGAATTATTACCCGCACAAGGACCTGTTAGAACACAAGTCATTGGTAAGACAGATCGTGCAAGACAAGATCAGTCACAAAGGGTTAAAGATTTTATGAATTATCAGATCATGGATAAGATGAAAGAATACGAACCGGAGTTTGATCAAATGTTGTTCTACCTCCCCCTATCAGGTTCAGCTTTCAAAAAAGTTTATTACGATGAACTCTTAGGACGAGCAGTCTCTAAGTTTGTCCCTGCTGATGATTTGATCGTGCCATACACTGCCACATCCCTCGATGATGCTGATGCAGTGATGCACACGATTAAGATTTCAGAAAACGATTTAAGAAAAAAACAAGTGGGTGGTTTCTATAGAGATATAGAAATTAATCCATCTTACATGCAAGAGACTGAAGTTGAGAAAAAAGAAAGAGAACTTGAAGGTGTTAAAAAATCAAGAGACGAAGATGTTTATCAACTTATTGAATGTCATGTTAATTTAGATTTAGAAGGTTTTGAAGATAGAGATGAGTTTGGTGAACCTACAGGAATTAAATTACCTTACGTTGTAACGATCGAAGCAGGTTCAAGAGAAGTTTTATCCATTAGAAGAAATTACCAGATTGGCGATCCAACAAAACAAAAAACTCAATACTTCGTTCATTTTAAGTTTTTACCAGGTCTTGGGTTCTACGGTTTCGGATTGATCCATATGATTGGCGGCCTTTCTCGAACTGCAACATCTGCACTCCGTCAATTACTTGATGCGGGAACATTATCCAATCTACCCGCTGGTTTTAAACAAAGAGGTATTCGTGTCAGAGACGAAGCCCAGTCTATCCAACCTGGTGAGTTCAGGGACGTGGACGCGCCAGGTGGAAACATTAGGGATGCATTCTTACCGCTTCCTTTCAAAGAACCATCACAAACTCTATTACAGTTAATGGGTATTGTGGTTAATGCAGGTCAAAGATTTGCGTCGATTGCTGATATGCAAGTCGGTGAAGCAAACAAACAAGCAGCTGTGGGTACAACGATCGCATTATTAGAACGAGGATCTCGTGTAATGTCAGCGATACACAAAAGATTGTACGTTGCCATGAAACAAGAATTTAAATTATTAGCTGATGTATTTAAAACTTACCTACCACCAGAATATCCATATGACGTTGTAGGTGGACAAAGAAATATTAAACAAACAGACTTTGATGAAAGAGTTGATATTATTCCTATAGCTGATCCAAACATCTTTTCACAAACACAAAGAATATCTATGGCGCAAACAGAGTTACAACTTGCTCAATCAAATCCACAGATTCATAATTTATATGAAGCGTATAGAAATATGTATGAAGCAATCGGTGTAAAAAATATAGATCAGATCTTACCGCCGCCTCAACAACCTACTCCGGTAGACCCGGCAGCAGAAAATATCTTAGCTTTATCTGGAAAACCCTTTCAAGCGTTCAAAGGACAAGACCACAGAGCACACATTACGGTGCATTTAAACTTTATGGCTACAAATTTAGCTAGAAATAATCCAATCGTGCTTGGCGCATTAGAAAAAAATATTTTTGAACACATATCTTTAATGGCACAAGAGCAGAT